TGAATACGTGGTGTAGTGACAGCTTCTGGGCTGGACATAATGTTGAAGATAAGAAAAAGGAATGGATCGAACTAGAAGGTAATCTCAAACAAGAATTTACTCCGCTCATTGAAGACAAAGCAAACTTATGTTGCGAATTTGAAAAAGAAATGAATAGCGAAGAACAAAAAAAATTGGCTATAAATGCTAGAGATCGAGCTCTCACGATTAGGCAACAAAAGAATGAGCTTCTTGAAAAAGAGATAGAGGCTATGACGAAGGCGAACATTCTCAAAACAAAATTGGCATCGCTTGAAAATAAAAAAGGTAAAACGCCAGGCGCTGGCGGCGGCTATTCCGGACAACCAGTTCTTAGATCAATTCCAATGAACGCAAATACGGCGCCACCAGGACCGGTATCACCTGAAGTGGGTGGCTGTTGTCTCTGTGAAAAAGTGATGGCAAAGCCAGGCGAAAAAATGTGTCAAGAATGTCTAGATAAAACTGCGATCACAGTTGGAAAAGAAGTTATTGTCACTGGAGATGGATGCAATAGTAGAGCGCGTGTTGTGAGTATTGATATTGAAGCTGGTAATTGTAATGTTGAATATTTGGAAGAGAAGGGGGTAATGATTCGTCCGACAACTGTGAATGCGAACCAGATACAATTGATTGATTAATGAAGCGCTTTAACACATGTTGGTTGAGTTAACTATTCTGATAATAGTCCAAACCCATCCAAATACAATTGTTTGTAACTAAAATTCAACCAACCTGTTTTTTCTGGATACTTGCCATATTTCTTTTCAAAATAGGCGCATACGTCTTTACCAGCTGGAGGATTACTTGTATCCATTTTACCAGACCATTCTTTAAATTTACTGATAATATCTCGTTGTTTGATTCCATATCCATCTTCTGATAGTTTTGACTCAATTGTTGCTTCATGAAATTCATCTAAAACAGAATAGTTTAATATTTGTTTTTCTCTATAATTTTTTATAGTAATTTCCATACTCTTCAATAAACAAACCTGTTCTGATTCTTGTATTTTTTGTTCCCTATATACTTTTATATTACATTCCATACTCTTCAACAAATATTCAGATTCTGAAATTCCCATTTCAAAGATTTTTTCTATCATATCCATTTGAAACTTTATATAGGTTTTGAAATTACTATCGTTAATGTTTTGATGAATTCTCATTTCAGAAAGCTCTAGCGCAGCCATTTGAGACTCTATATAGATTTTGAAATTAGAAGCGTTCATATTTTAATTGTGTCTTGACGTTTGAATAATAAATCAATTTTATTTAAATGTCATAATGTTTTAATTTATTACTATTATAAATATAAATTAACATAGTTAAAATTATTTTTTAATAATTGTGAAAAATCGTCTTTGTTCATTATTATTTTTTTGAATATTAATGAACATATTTAACAATTAACTTATTTTTAAGATACTTTAAATTTTATTGGGGATGTTAGGAATGGGTGCTAGTAAAGAAAAACTTAATTCGAGTACGCAAGTCCGCCCATACCACTCATGATGCGGAGAACATTGTAGTTTCTGGCGTAGACGCGCACCTTGGCGGTGCTGGTGCCCTCAACAGTGGCGTTCGAGAGAACAAGCTGAAGGGTCGCGTTGTCGATGCGCGACATGTTGCAGGTGCCCGACGGCTGGTGCTCCTCCGGGCGGAGCGCGAACGAGTAAACGTTGACGCCGGTGTCCGGAGCACGCGAGTGGTGCTGCCACGGCTGAACCTGGTCGAAGTAGGTGCCCTCACGCTCCGAGAAGCGGTCCTGGCCGTTAAGCTGCAACTTGGCAGTGACGACCGGGTTCTCACCCCAGCAGTGCATGTCGAGCGAGGTCTCGGCGAGGACGAAGGTGCCCGCATCCGAAACTCCCGAGTTGGTAGCGCCGGCATTCCACTCGCCCGCGAAAGTGGCGTTAGCGGTAACATCAGCAGCACCCGCGGTCTCGAAGAGCTCGTTGGTGATGAACGCATCGGTGCCCTCAACGCCAGCCGGGCCACCGAACGCCTTGATCGAGTTCGGAAGAGCATCAATGGCGTCAGTGTAGTTGAACGGCTGAGCACCAAGAGCCTTGTAAAGAACCTCACCAGCAGTGAGCGAGGCGCAGTAGTCAACATTCGCATCCGGCTGGACAACCCAAACAAGCTCCTTGCACGGGTGGTTGAAGTTAAGTCTGATCTTGTTCGACGAGGAACCAACCGACTCAGCGCCAGTGAACTGAAGCTGCTCGATGAGGTACTCGTGCGGGTTTTGCGCCATGCGGCGTCTCTCGTCGGTGTCAAGGTAGACGTAATCAACGTAGAGCGAAGCCGAAACAAGCGATTGAGCGTAAGCGCCCGAAACCTTAAGGTCACCACTGCCACCCTCAAGAGCACTCACAGCGAACAAGCACTCATCAATGGCGCGGAGATCAAGGTTGATCTTGACCTCGTGGTACTGAAGGGCAATGAGCGGAAGCGCAAGACCCGGGTTGGAGCAGAACCAGAATTGAAGCGGAACGTAGAGAGTGGTCTCCGGAAGAGCATTTCTCGGGGCGCACACTTGTCTCGGCGCCGACGAATCGCACGGACCGTCAACATCGGCGTACGACGGATCAGTGACGAAAGTGAGCTGGGTGGTGTTACCAACCATCTTGTAGTAACCAGACTCCTGGTTCTTGTCCATGGTGAGCTGGCACCAGATGTGCATCCAGTCACCGTATTGCTTCTCAATTCTCTGACCACCAATCTCAACCTCAACATTCTCAATGAGCTGGTGTCCCGGGAAGTCAAGCCATCTAGCGTAAACAGCACCGCTGCCGCTAGTGTTAAGCGATTGACCAATCTCCGGAAGAGTAACCTGTAAGTAGGTTCTGTAAGCTAAGTCACCATTTCTCGAAACGGTGCATGTAACTCTGCGGCCGAAGTCGGCTTGACCGTTGAAGGTCTGCTCGATCGACTCCATAGCGAAGTTAGTGTGTCTTCTGTAGGTAACTTTCCAGAAGGTAATCTGCGGATTACCAGTCAAGTAAACGTCCTGCGCGCCGTAAGCCACTAATTGCATTAAACCACCACCCATGATTTTCTGTTATACTATACTAAAAGAAAAAAAATATTCAAAATTTTAATTTAAATTGAAATATTTTGTTATAAATTGATTTAAAAAATCTTCAGTAAATACTTGCTTCTCCTTACTTTTATGCTTTGAAAATATATAACTATTTTTGTTTTTCTTGACATTCCATCCATCTTCAATTGCGTTAAAAATGAACAACATTTTGCTCATTTCCTTGTTATTGTGACAATGTTTGCTTAGATCTATTTCGTTCATTTGATTATATTTTTTATTTTAAATTTAAAAGAAATACACAAAACAACATATATGTCCGAATTGGAATCAAATTATACATTAGATAAATTATTTTCAAACCAAATTGATTCATTTAGGAAAGAGGAAGCTTCTGTAATAGAAAAGACAAAGGCCAAAATATCACTACTAGAAAGCAAAATACAAACATGCAATAATGAGGAGAAAATCAAAAAATACAAAGCAAAACTAGAATCTTTAAAAAATAAAATAAGTCATTCTCACAAAAAAATGAATAAATATCTCCTGACAAATTCGGAACAATTATTTGATTATTTTGTCACAAAACAAAATATTGAAAAAAACAATAATCCAAAAAAAGCATTAGATAACTTTTTTAGTAAATCTAAAAAAGAAGATTATATTTCTCACAGTAAATGTAGTCAAAACATGAAAGAATATCTAAAAGAAAACAATTTTGAAGTATACATCGAAAATTATCACTATTACAATAATAACAATGATGAATGCGAGATGTGTAGTATATGTAATGAAGGTGAATTGATCAAGTCTATTTATGACGGAATTTTGATATGTAACAAATGTTTCTCAATAGACAAATATTTGATCCACAATGACAAACCGGCTTACAAAGAACCTCCAAAAGAAATATCATTTTACGCCTATCGTCGCATTAATCACTTTAAGGAGATATTGGCGCAATTTCAAGCAAAAGAATCAACCGATATTCCTGACAGCGTTATTGAAAATATCAAAAATCAGATTAAAAAGGAACGGATTGAACTCAACAAACTTACAAGTAAACGGACTAAAGAAATACTAAAAAAACTTGGGTACAACAAGTACTATGAACACATTACCTTTATAAAAGACAAATTAGGAATAAAGCCTCCAATTATGAGCCAGCAATTAGAAGAAACGCTGTGTAATTTATTTATTGATATACAAGTGCCTTATGCAAAATATTGCCCGAGCGATCGTGTTAATTTCCTAAACTACTACTATACCTTGTACAAACTATGTGAATTACTCGACGAAAGAGAATATTTGCCACACTTTCCAATGTTAAAAGACCAAAAGAAAATAGAACAAGACCAAATATGGAAGAATATTTGTCAAGATTTGGGGTGGGATTTTATTCCTACTCTTTAAGTTGTATTTTATAATATAACAAAATTCGTATTATATTATGAAATGCGTGTTAAACTTAAAATCCTCCCGGGAATCTCACTAAGTTAGCACCAATACCGAAACCAGCACCAGTTCTGGCGGTTTCACCCATCGACGGAATGTAAGTATCAAGAACCGAGAAAGTCGCGGCGGCGGTGAGAGCAATCAAGCCAATCTCATCCAATTTGAGCGAAGCCTTTGGAATCGCATAGCACGCAATTGCTACCATAAGACCCTCCACTAAATATTTTATCACTCTTTTCAAAACTTCTTGAACGTTCAACTGCATAATATTTTTATAATATATAAATAGAAAAAAAAATATAAATAACTTTATCCTATAATATAGATAATGTCGGAACATATTGATTTGTTAGATGAGGATAAACCCATCGCCGAACAAAAGTTTGTGTGTTTATCTTTTGTTTCTCCGGAGAAAATACTAAAGGATAAGAATCTTTATTTTTTTGAGAAGTTTGTGGAACAATACAACTTTAACAAGCAAGCTGAACTTCTGACTAAATTTTCAAACTATATTTCTTACAAATATGAATTGGAAACCGAAGATGTAATGAACGATCTCAAGGAGTTCTCTACAATCGAGAAGGATACAATGTACGAGAATATTCAGGACGATTTCAAGAATTTCATGGATAACAATGAAGATAAATATGAAGCAGAGTTTAACAAGGAACACGAATTTCAGACTTCCGTAAGAGGTTTAAAGGTAAGGGGTGTATTCCCAACGCAAGAAGAAGCCGAAATGAGATGTAAGATGTTACGCCAAGTTGATCCTAATCACGATGTGTATGTTGGACCAGTTGGACTGTGGGTACCATTTCATCCTGAAGCTTACAAGACTGGGCGCGTAGAGTATCTTGAAAAGGAACTGAATCAACTCATGCACGAGAAACAACAAAATGAAGAACAAGCCAAGTTGCAATTTGATAAGCGTGTCAAAGAATCAAAACTCAAGGCTATTTCAGAAAACATGGAACAAGCCAAGAAGCATGGTAATAAACTAACTCAAACCATTAATGAAGATGGTGAACTTGTCGGAACCGACGAAGGAAACACGGTGGAAAAGAAATTGGGAGTAAACGCCTCAATGGATGAAATTAAGAAGGAACTTTTCGAGGGAGACAATATTGTCACTGGAAATACCGACCATGGGCTCAGTGAATTGACTAAAAATTGATTCTATCTTAATTCATTTATTTAATACAATAAACAATCGCTCTACACATCAATATGGAAGAGACTCAACACACAATCCCCAAAAAGATTTCAAATAAATGCAATATCTGCAAAAAGAAAAGTGTCATAAACATCACTTGCACAAAGTGCGACAAGATATTTTGTATCAAGCATCGTTGTCCAGAAAATCATAATTGCGAACATGACCACAAAAAAGATTTCAAATTAGCAGATAAAATTATTCCTTCCAAGATTGAAGTCATTTAACATGTATTTTAAAATTACTTTAAATAAAATAAAAACAAACCACAATATATTTTGTTTTTATTTTTTATTGTCTCTAATATAAATGACAACAAGTGTTGTGTTCGACGATATTGACTATTCGCAAATTGAATATGATACTAGCTCAACAGATGAGACTATGTTAACGGACCCAAGTGCTTCTATTATCGCTCTTCAAGGTTTGCGTGTTTTGAAAACGCGCGAGACTGGTGATGAAGTTGTCGAGCCTGATACAACAGGACGCGAACAGACTACCATGCTGAATTATAATGAAATAAGTTACGAAGAATATAGAATGCGAAGAAAAGCAGAAGTGTTAAAGTACAAGAAAAATACAACAACAAACAAAAGGACTCAATATTCTGCTTTAGCAACATCGAGAAGAGGACAAATCGCAAATACTTCCTCTGTATCTACAACTTGTGAAAATGACGTAATTAGAGTAAAAAAGGCAACTGGTTCGGGTATAAGAGGCGACCAGTCACTGTTATTTTTGAATCCAAATGTTTCATTTCACGACAAATTGTAACAACAAATTGTAATTTTAACCTAATTATTGTTTTGGAGGTACTAGACATTCGTCAATGCGGTTGAAAATATCGCCAGACGTACAAACATCGTCTTTGAATACTTCTATACATTGGCGCATATTATCGTCTTTTCCTACGTAACAATACATGTCATCTTGTTTCACAATCTGATTTGGAGAATAATTGCCACTCACGTTTTTGGACGAGTTTTTTGGTGCCTCTTCTTTTTTGGTCTCTTTGATTATTTTGTCTTTGACAATGAGTTCGCCATCCTTTTTAATAGACAATTTGTCCTTTTCAATCATCTTGTCTTTTTCTTCTACTACCGTTTTGGTTTCTTTGAGTTCTTCATCATTTTCTTTTATTTCTACAACTTCTTTGGATATTGTCTTTTGTGAATGAAACAATTTGCGCAAATAATTCTTGATATTGTCACGAAAGTAATATATTACGCCCAGAAGAACCACGAATAGCAACATGAGTACAACGAGTGAAATCATAGAGCTCGTAGAAGATTGAGACGCGACTGTATCAAAATTCATGTCCGAACCGCGTCCACCAGCATTATTGTTCACATGTGTTGTGTTATTTGCGACATTTCCAACCTTGAACATATTCGGTGAAGGAGTGGAAACAATCGCTGGCGATACTTTCATATTTTTCAAATCAGTATTGTATACTTCACTAACAGTATTTCTAATGGTGTTCTTCATAATTATATTATGTGTATATAATTATGAATTTATTTTTTCATAAATATGTTCATAGGTTCATATAAATATTTTGATAAATATCCATTTTCTTGTTTGGGGTATTCTCTTGTTGAATCGCCTTCACTTCGCTTTTTTTGATTTGTTCCATGACAATATTTATATTTTCTTCTAAGTTTGACAATTCATTGCTACTACTTAAAATGGGTATATTATATTTGATCTCTTTGTGCAATAATATCATCTCTATTGTGTGACAAATCAAACTTATTCTCTTTTTATTGACAGATACACAGTAGCGAACCGTGAATAGATTGTAGATACTATTTACAATGTTAATCATATTTTGAGAATATTTGTCTTTCTGAATAATTGCAAAGAGCGTGTCCCATATGATCCAAATGATATTTGTTTCCAGATTTTTTCTAGAATTTTGATATATATCTCGTGAGACACATCCGATAATTTTCTTTTTTTTCCTACATAAAATATCATACTCAATAATCCAATTCAACCAATAAATAATGTCAACTTTTTGTTTTGTTTCTGTTAAATGGTAAATAAATTCATTAAATGGGATTAAATATTCAACCGGATCTCCTTGCCTATATACCAGATTCACAAATGTAGTATTTGGAGCCTTTAAATTATCATATAACGATTCAATCTTGAATAGAAATTTGTGTTGTAAGTGATCCAAAATGGTCAATTTTTCAGCACACGACAAAACTGTAGTAATCGAACAAAAGATGATTCGCAGTTTTCTGCTATTTCTCACATGCTGGATATTGTCATCTTGACCTACAATTTCGCGAAACTCAGAATACTTTTTTTCTATATACAATGGCAGTTTCGGATTGTGGATGTGGATATATTTGCTCATTAGAATAAAGTAGGTGTCCCAAATTTCCAACAACATGTTAGTACATAACATTTCACAAGTCCAAAAAAATGCCTCTTCTCTTTTGTTGTAATAGATTGAGTTTTGTAATTTTTTACACAGTTCATTCTTTTTGAAATTAGAGAAACTTGTTGTTTTGAACTTGTCTCTTGTATCATTTATTATCACTTCATCAGTCATATTTAATAGACTATATTATAATGTAAATAGTTGACCGAAAAAATATAAAATAATTATATATTCTATATGAATTTATCAATATTGCTTTTGGTTCTAGGCATCATCTACATTTATTTATCATTTGTCAAAACCAACAACGAATCCTTTGAAAGTAAGATTGTAAAGGGAACGACTCAAGAGACTATATTTGACGAATTTTATGTCTTTTTATTGGACGATCTTTTTTACAATCACGAGTTTTATGAGAGATTTTGCAAAATAATTTTGCACTATTCAAACAGTGTATACAATAATCATTTGTGTATTGGAATCAAACATGGAGGACATATTAACGAAATCATCAAAAATAATACTAAAATGACGTCCATTTCCAAATCAATGTCAATTATTGATTTATGCAACTATAACTACAAAAAAAATAATTATCAATATGTGAACAATTACGAAACGAATTCTCACATTTTCAGTGAGCACGAATTCACGCACATTTCACTCATCGATAATGAGATATATTATACCACAAATCTAAATGGAATGATATACAATGTATCTAAATGGGTGAGTAATCGCGGATATTTGTTCATTGATGTTTTTCAAAATATAGGTGACTTAAAACATTACCTATCAAATAAAGACAACGGTAAATTCATCAAACTTAACTACAAATATAGTGATGAAATCAAGAATATAAGCAATAACAAATTTTATTTTGTTGAACAAATGAAAATTGATGACGAAGAAAAGACAAATTACCACGAGATGACCTACTATTCAATCGAACACATAAAATATGTGGCGCAAGAATGCGGGCTATCATTTGTCAAATACTATGATACAATTGGAACGATTCATGGTCGCGGAATGATCGTTTTCCAAAAAATATAATATGTTTCATCGCCACAATCATAATTCATATATATTGGCGTTAGCGCTTGTATTTCCCAATAGACACGAAAGAATCCAAGACATATATCACAAAAATTCCTAAAAAACAGTACAATACAATTTCTTCGTTCTTTTTGTTTGTTTTTATCTCTTTTTCGTCTTCAAACAAATTAATAATGTAATTCAGTTTTTCCAGCAATTCATCGCGTGTTTCATTGCCAATAATTTGATTGCGTGGATCGCCCGAGACTTTGCTCATATTCAAATTATTACTGATTAAATAATCAGTTGAAACATTTTCATTATGATACAAATCTTGAGATGATTTCACCTTGTCCATTTGATGCTTGATACTTTCGCCCATTTCGCTCGCATAAAAATCGCCAAGAGTTTGCTCATTTTCGCTCTTTAAATCCTTTTCTAAATTATTATGAATACTTTGGATATCAGAAGATGAATTTGCCGGCTCATTAGTTTCGTTTTCGCCGCTTTCGCCGCTTTCACCACTTGCCATTTTCTTCAAGAATTCCATGCTCAGTTTGTTTTGGACGTTGCTATTTATTTTGTTTGCAACTTTTTCATTTTTTTGGAAATCAATTGGACTGGCAGAAAATGCTAGACTACTCATTTACTTAATAAAATAAGAGATAAAATTTTTCCCTTTTATCCCTTATTTTATATTGTAATATTATAGGGATATTACAATCATGAAAAAAGAAAAGAAAAAAGCACAAAGCACTTTTGATATATTTGTGGAACATTTATATGCTCTGAACAATAGCAAATTCTTTGCCGGAATAATCATGTTGATTATGAATATAGGTTCAAAATATATCACTCTTGAGCTAAGTAAATCGCAGGAAGATTATGTCAAGTATACACTCGGTAGACAGATACTTGTATTCGCGATTCTGTGGATGGGAACACGTGATATTGTGGTTGCTCTTGTACTAACTTGCATATTTATTGTTTTTGCCGATTACTTGTTGAATGATAATAGTAAATATTGCATTATACCAGAAAAATACAAGGACATGATTCCTCACTTAGACGCAGATGGAGATGGAAAAATCAGTCAAAAGGAAATCAACGATGCGATTCACTTGCTGAAAAAGGCGCACAATAACAAAAACCTCAAAAATAAAAGTAAACCAGAAGACTTATTTGTAACAAAGGGATTATATAAAGAAAATTTTATTTAATTTTATACTGATAATCTATAGTATATAATTAAATAATATGGATGATCTTACTACTTCTAAAGAAGCATCAAATTTCACGGAATCTGGAACACCTTCATCCGCATCACCATTTGCATTCAAATTGCGCTCCAATCGAGATGTAAAAGTGGTAAAAAAACATTGTGTGTTTTATGACCTGTTAATCATGGAAGAAATTAGGAATATGTCTTCCGATAAACTAAGCTACTACAAAGAGTTGTTTGAAGAACAATATGATGATATTGATTTTAATTTACAACATAATAACATTGAAGATTTTTTCAGAGTCAATGATCTCATATCGAACAGTAGTGAACTGGTGGATTATTTCAATTCTTATAATACTCACGAAACGTTATTTGTGATTCCAACCTTTTTTGACGACGAAGAGCGTTTAAGTATCAAAAGCACAGAACTATTTGCTCAAAACGAAAATAGTATTCTGCGACATTACAAAGTGTACAAAAACTTTGACAGTGCGATAAAAATAAAAAATAATGTCCACATGTATTTTCTCCCATGTCTCATTCGCAAAGACAATTCTCAGATCACTGAAAACCAATATCTAGAAAAACTAAAAAAAGAGTTATATGAACTACAGGATTTTATAAAGGATGACTTTCTAAGTAAGATAAATGACCAAGGAATCATCTTTAAAAATATTAGTTTTTTCTGTGAAGCAGATGGTAAATTGTCTTTAAAATTTTACAAACAAACGCTGTCACAGAAAAATGACAAATTTGTAAACAAGTTTCTTTTCAAAGAACTCGCTAAACTTAAAGGCAATATACAAGAAGGAAAGCAAAAATTCGTAGACACGGATAAAGTGGAACAACCGTTGATATTCAAGAAAAACAAAAAGCAAATAAACGACCAATATCAAAGAGATCCCCAAAAAAAGTTTCTAGTCTTTTTAATTCAGAAAATTCTGACGGGAGAAATTTTGTCAAAGTCCAAAAATTTTGAGATCTTGGATACTGCTGGAATTCAAAAACTAAATATTGTGTTTTCTGCGAAAATCAAGCGCGACCTGAATGATTTTTACATGCACTGCAACCAACCGTTCAGGTTCACAGAGAAGAAATTTAAAGAGTTCCATTTTGACTTTAAACTACATGATCATGAATGCCAATATGTTGAAAAATTCAAAAAGGGAAGCAATGTATTTCAAAAATATTGGAAAATAAATGTAATCGGCAACACAACCTTACCTTTCCAATATTCAGGTGAAGAGGAAGAACTCTATATGAGAATTACAGCGGATAATGTGTTGAAACATGCAAGTATCTATACTAAAAACAGAAATCTTTACGAAGAAAAAATGAAAGGAGTCATACAACTTTCACCAAAAAAAGAGTCTTTCAGAGAATTCAAAATAAGCAACGTATCGCGTTCGTTGGAAACGAGAAATATATATTACTATGAAAATTTTCATTTTACGATGGAAAGTTTTAAAAAATATATGAAGAATAACAAGGCGTCCAACACAAACAATCGCGATGGGAGAATTCCAAGAGAAACGCTTCGCAAGTCTTTCATTGAGACTTTTTCCAGTAAAAATCTTTTGAACGAGTACTTTTTATTTTGTATGAATGATCCAAAACTGAAACATCAGATCGACTTTAATTACCACAAAGTGTCGACTTC